GTAATGCTGTAGAAAGAAGAATGTCGGAAAGCCGTGTGAGGGAGAACCTCATGCACGGTTTGATGAGGGGCGGATGAAAATTTCATCCGCCTACTCTACCAAAAAATAAATCATAAAGGAGATATGAATTTATGCTGGTAGAAATCGTTGGAAAAAGATACGAAGAGAAACTTATTACAACAAGTCTGAAAGTTGCAGAGGTTTTTGAGAAAGAACATAAGAATGTTCTACAATCAATTGAAAATCTCGTGGCTGATAATTCAGCCGCCAAATTTTTTCAACTTACAACATATAAGAACCGTGGAAAAGAATATCCAATGTACGAAATGGATAGAGATGGTTTTTCCTTGCTCGTAATGGGCTTTACTGGTGAAAAAGCCTTACAATGGAAAATTAAGTATATTGAAGCCTTCAACAAGATGGAAAGCGAGTTAAAACGCTTATATACAGAACGCCAGCAATGGCAAATTGAACGTGACAAGGGTGTTGTTATTCGGCATATCCTCACAGATACAATTAAGATGAAAATAACAGAAAGCCCAAATAAGAGATTTGCTTATCCAAATTATACAAATCTGATTTATCGCAATTTATTCGGAAAGACAGCAAAAGAGCTTGAAAGTGATTATGGCGTAAAAGCAAAAGAGAATCTTAGAGATTTCTTCACAGGTGATGACTTGGCGAAAGTTCAGAGTATGGAAATGCTTGTAAGTAGCCTTATTAATTGCGGATGGGGATATCAGCAAATTAAAGAATTTATCCGAAGCGAAGCAACAAAAATGATTGCATGAGGGTTAGCATATGGCAGAAGCATTTTTAAAAGTGGATGGGGTAGCGTTACCCTGTCCTTCTTCTTTTACATGGGGATTACAGGATATATCGGCATCAGAATCTGGCAGAACTGACGATACAACCATGCATAAAAACAGAGTTGGACAGAAACGAAAGCTGTCCGTAGGTTGGAATGGTCCAGACTGGGACACTGCTTGCAAAATTATACAGGCAGTAAATCCAGAGTACATACAGGTCACATATCCAGACTTGCTATCTGCAAACAAGCACGAAACCAGAACATTTTATGTTGGTGACAGGGAATCCCCTTTTAAGTGTTGGTGGATAGGCAATGAGCGCATGGAAGGACTTAGTTTTGATTTTATCGAGAGGTAAGATATGCGAAATTTATCAACGGAATTTAAAGAACAACAGAATAGTGGGAATCGTAACTATCTGAAATATGCAGATTTTACCTTTACAGACGGAAGCACATTATCCATTACCGACAAAGATTTATGGTCTAATGGCTTCAAATTTGAGGATGCAGTATCGCAAAGTGGTTCTTTTGATATCGGCGCAGCTATCGTAAATAAGCTGACATTGCAAATCAACAACTTTTCTGGCAAGTACACAGATTACATCTGGGACGGAGCGAGAGTCGTTTGCCATATTGGGCTTGAATTATCTACTGGTATTGAAAGAATCCGTATCTGCACCATGACAGTAACAGATGCACCATATCAGAACACAGCAATTATCAGTCTAACTTGCGAAGATTCCATGCGATTATTTGATCGCGATTATTCAGAAAGTAAACTGACTTATCCGGCAACAAGATTACAAATCATCCAGGATGCTTGCGAGGTGTGCGGAGTAACACTTCAATCTACAAGGTTTGATAATGATGATTTTGTGATTCAGAATCGACCAGACGATAGTAGCATTACTTTCCGACAGGTAATTGCATGGGTAGCGCAGATGGGCTGCCAGTGGGCGAAATGTGACGAATATGGTCGCTTATGCTTTGGATGGTATGAACGTGAAGTCCCGGATAATTTTTATGATTTGGTGGAAACTCCATGGAAAGATGTAGAAGGTAACGACATATTAGATACCACTGGTGAACAAATCATTACTATCATGCAGACTGGGATTACAGCAATTCAAACAAACGGATTTACTCCATGGCTGTATGATCTTGAAATAACAGGTGTAAAGGTTACAGAATACGTTGAAAATTCTTCTCAAAATGAAGCGAAAACATATCAGTCGGGAAAATCTGGCTACGTTATCGAAATAAGTGATAATAAGCTAATTCAAGAGGGAACAGGAGAAGCAATCTGCAAGATTATTTCAGACAGATGTGTTGGAATGAAATTCAGACCGTTTTCTACTGGTGCTTTAACAAATATTGCATGGGAAGCTGGTGACACCATTGCGATTTCCGATAGAAACGGAAAACAGTACAAGAGCTTCCTAACTTCTGTTACTTTGAATCCAGGCGCATTTGAGCAACTTGAATGCAGTGCTAAGAGTGCATCCAGGAATAAGCAGAAACAATATAGTCTTAATCAACAAATACAGGCAGAAAATAATAAGAATTTAAGAGATGAACGTACCGCCAGGGAAAAAGCACTGGAAGAATTATCACAGCGCCTTGCTGAATCTTCTGGAACATACACGACAGTAGAAACACAGCCGGACAGAAGCAACATCTATTATCTTCATAATAAGCCGCAGTTATCCGATTCTGACATTATATGGAAAATGACTGCGGAAGCGTGGGCTGTATCTACAGATGGTGGACAACATTGGAATGGTGGCATGACAGTAGATGGTGATGTGATTGCCAGAATCCTTACTGCTACAGGTGTTAATGCTGACTGGATTAACACAGGAACTATTAAGGCAATTGACAAAGACGGAAATACAACTTTCCTGGTTGATGTAACAACAGGAAGGGTTGTTATTAATGCAGACTCAGTACAAATCAAGGGAAAAGATGTTAATGCAATTGCAAAGGAAAAAGCAGAAACAGAAGTAAATAATTTTATAAGCAATACATACACAACTGATATCAATAATTTACAGTCTCAAATCGACGGACAGATTGAGACTTTTTTTTATGACTATGAACCAACCTTGCAGAATATCCCGGCTTCTGGATGGACTACCAACGAAGAACGAAAGAAACATGAGGGTGACTTATTTTACTGGAAATCCAAGGGATATGCGTACCGTTTTATGCAAGATTTGGCAACTTGGAAATGGCAATTGGTACAAGATACCGATATCACGTTAGCACTTGCCGTCGCAGAAAAAGCACAGGACACAGCAGATCATAAGCGTAGAGTATTCGTAGTTCAGCCAGAACCGCCTTACGATATTGGGGACTTATGGACACAAGGCTCTAATGGTGATTTGATGAGATGTAAAGTTGCCAGAGCAAGCGGTTCTTATTCAGAGGAGGATTGGGAAAAAGCTTCAAAGTATACAGACGATTCTACTTTCAATACTTTCTTGGATGGTGTTTTCAAAGACACGATTAGCGATCTTAAAACACAGATTGATGGGAAAATTGAAACCTGGTATCAGCCAAACGACCCTTCTATTAAATGGAAAAAAACAGAGGAATGTCCATGGCGTGATATTGACGGAAACAAGATTCTGGATGAATCTGGAAATGAAATTATCTTGATATGGGAATCAGAAAAAGCAGAGCATGAAGGTGACCTTTGGCACAATACTTCTGATAACACACAATGGATATACAAATCCGGGGAATGGCAACCACAATCCATACCAAATGAATTGCTGGACAAGATAGATGGGAAGTCATCTGTCTATATGGTTCAGCCGAAACCGCCATATTACGAAGGCGACTTGTGGGTAACAACCAATAATGAAGGAAAGGCTTCCCTCAAAACCTCCACTGTAAATCGTGTTGATGGAAATTTTGACGCATCTGATTGGATTGATTTCAAGTATGCAGACAAAGACGATATCAAAAACGCAATTGATAATTATGATACCAGTCTTGGACAGGATGAAGTGTTTAATAAGCTTACAAAAGGCGGAACGGAACAGGGAATCTACATTCAAGACGGAAAAGTATATATCAATGCAAAATACATTTTAGCTGGCTTGCTTGCCGGTGAGAGAATTAATGGTCGTGGGCTAAAAGTCATTGATGATGACAAGAACGTAACCCTAGAGATTGACAGCAAAGGGAATGTTATCCTAGCTCCAAAGACTTTTTCCTTACAAGGGAAAACTGTAAAGGAAATTGCAGATTCTTCTGCCAGTACCGCAGTTTCTGGACAGACACAAACCGATATTTTCAGCAAGCTTACCAATGGCGGCAAGGCACAGGGGATTTACTTAGATGAAAATGGAAATGTCTATGTAAATGGAGAATACGTGCAAGCCAAAGGGATTAAGGTTGTTGATAGTAATGGGAAGACCACTTTTGCCATTGACAAAACTACTGGTTCGGTAACAATAGCAGCTTCACAGTTTACATTAGGAGATAAAAGCGTTGCAGATATAGCACAGGAAGAAGCTATAAAACAAGTCCAAGATATTACATCGGACAATATTATTAAAGGCTATTATCTAACAGAGCAAAATGTTAAAGATTATTGGTCTACACAGAGTGCATATACATATGAGTATGGAGTTCAGGATGTATATGGCGGTAAAAATGCAATCAAAATAAACGGAACTGGAGCACAATTTGGAACGAAAAATTATAAGCCAATAAAAGTTACTGGAAATTATACTTTTTCGTTTTGGATAAAAACTAGTGTTGCAACACAAGTATATGTGTATCTTGGAAGTAAAACAATATTAAATGCTAAAACTACAACTGAATGGCAAAGACTGCAAGTAACAACAACTTTATCTAGTTTACCAAATGATAGTTTAAACAGTTTGAGAATCTTGACATCATCAGTTGGGTCCAGCGTAAAATTTGATACCTATATTTACATGCCAAAGCTTGAATATGCTTACACAAATGAACAAGTGTTCAATATGCTTACAAACAACGGTGCAATAAAGGGAATATACATGGAAAATGGAGAATTGTATTTTTCATTCACCTATGCACATGGAGGTACATTGAAACTTGGCGGTTCAAATAACGGAAATGGGTTACTTTCCATTCTGAATGCAAGCGGCACACAGGTTGGATATATTGACAATACAGGCGTTCATTTTAACCAAGGTGAATTTTCTGGAAGCGTAAAGTCACTAACTGGGGAAATTGGAAACTGGCAGATTGATAAAACAAATGGAAAATTAACCTCTGCAAACGGTGCCATTGTACTTGATGCGAAAAACAACATGGTAACCATAAATGGCGTTGATCTAAAAGCAAATGGAAACGGATTTGTTATTGATGGCGGTGTAAAAATTAAAAACAGTCCTAAATCTAGTGAATTTGGAGATGAAAGTAATTTCTTTTGTATAGAAAACCTTGGATCAATTACAGATGGAACACACTTAGGAGTTAACAGTCAAGGCATGGTTATTAAGGTTCCATCATCTTCCTGGCGGTATAAGTCAATTCGAACAACTGTCAAGGAAGAAGAACTGGAACAACTTTATCGTGTAAAGGTTGTTTGGGCGAAATATAAAGAAGGATACCTTGATAAGAACGACAGTAGATACGATAAGTTAATGCCAATGTTTCTTGCAGAGGACATGGAAAGGCGTTTTCCAATTGCAGTAAACCATTTACCAGATGGAAAGCCCGAGGATTGGAATTACAGAATTATGATTCCATCCATGTTCGCCATGATAAAATTCAATCACGAGAAAATCAAGGAACTCAAATCCGAAAATGAAGAATTAAAATCGGAATTAAAAAGCATTAAAGAAGAGCTTGAGGAAATCAAAAAATTGTTAAACAAATCAATATAAAGAGGGTGAGAAATCATCCTCTTTTTAGCAGATCAAACATCAAAACCAATAATTAAAGGAGGGCAATAACATGCCGAAATGGACTGAATACACATCAAAAGATACGTTAGCGGATAATGACGAAGTAATGCTGTATGACGAAACTGCGAGAGCGAATAAGCGCGGATTAATGAGCAAGTTTTGGGATTATGTAGTGGATAAAATGGCAACGGCTGTTATCTCGAAATTGGAGACAAATAATAAAACAATCATCGGGGCGATCAATGCACTAAATAGTGATAATTCCATCAATCTCCTATCTGTGAAAGAGCAAGATACATTTTCTAATAGACTAAAAGAAAGAAATTATAAAATGACAGTGGGCTATTTTTATGGTCCAAGCGACAATCCTTTTTCGTTTAATGCCGGTTTTTATATTGCATTTAATTCAATTTATCTTATGGAAGCTACCCAATTTTTGATAATCGGTTTTAATACGAATGGGATTATGGAAAGCAAGTTTGTAAATTTTAAATAATTAATACAATCACTATAGAGTTTATTGGAGAAACAAGAAAAAAATAACAAAACACTACCAAACATAAAATGAATATGCTATAATCAGCATATCAAAATCGGAACAACAAAAAGGGAGCTGAGTTCCCGACTACCAATCAAAAAACTCAGCTCCAAGCACCACAAAGGGTACAGTATTATTATAGCACAGTACTCTCCCTTTGTGAACCCAAAAGGAGGGTATTTTTTATGGAAAACTTTGCAAATGAATTTGTAAGTAAGCTGGATGGGAAGATTTCAGACGAAGCACTTAGGACAGTATTACAGGAATTGCAAGTGTTTGCATCTAACTACGATATCAATCAGAGAGAAACGCATGTGGTTCCATATCAAAGCAATATCCCAGATTGCTACAGGGTTTACATGGTGGCAAAAAAGATTGAGGGCATGTCTCCAGAATCCATGAAAACATACAATTTTTATCTCACAGATTTTTTTGAACACATTAACCGACCATTCGAACAGGTTACAACAAATGATATACGGATTTATCTGTACGAAACTCAGAAACGAACAGGAATCAGCAATCGAACACTGGATGGAAAACGGCTTGTTATAAACACCTTTATGGATTGGTGTTGGAAAGAGGGTTATATTCCAAACAATCCATGCGCAAGTATTAAGCCCATTAAATTTGAGGAAAAGCCAAGAGAACCACTTAGCAACATGGAGCTTGAAATAGTGCGTGATGCTTGCGAAAATTACAGAGATAAAGCGATGATTGAGCTTTTCTACAGTACAGGATGCCGCTTATCTGAAATGGTGAATTTAAAAATTAGTGATATTGATTTCACTTCCAAAGAGGTTCATTTGTTCGGAAAAGGAAGCAAGCATCGAACATCTTATTTAAACGCAAAGGCGGAATATATGTTGAAAAAATACTTTGAATTGGAACGCCCAAAAGATTCAATATCGGATTCTGTATTTGTGATATTCCGAAAGCCTTATAATGAAATGCACAAAGGATCAATATATGCGAGAATAAAGGCTATTCAAAAGCGATCTGGAATCGAAAGAAGCCTGTTTCCGCACTTGCTTAGACACACAATGGCGACAGATGCCTTAAATAGAGGAATGAACGTTGCCGAAGTAAAAGAAATATTAGGACACGAAAAACTTGATACCACAATGATTTACGCTAAAATCAGCCATGATTCTGTGAAATTTAATCATGGTAGGTATATTGTATAAAAAGTTTATGTTAAAGAGCATCCCATTTGGGGTGCTTTTTATTATGCACTTTTTTAACCTCAATAATGAAAGGAGACCACACATGAATATTAACACCTCATTAATCAGCAATAATAACAGCTACGCCGGACAGACACCTCTGTATATTGTCATTCACAATACAGATAATACAGCCAAGACAGCAGATGCCAAGGCACACGCCACCGCACAGCATAATGGCAATTTTCATGGCTATTCAGCCCACGTATTTGTTGACGATAAGTCAGCATACCAAGCCTTGCCGTACAATCGTGGAGCATGGCATGTTGGAGTAAATTACGGCGGTAAGCTTTTCGGAACTGTGAACAATCACAACTCTATTGGAATTGAAATGTGCATGAATGCCGGTTACAACTATGAAAAGGCATTCCAAAATACCGTTGATGTATGTAAGCAGCTTATGAAGAAATACGGCATTCCGGCAAGCCGAGTAGTGCAGCACTACGATGTTTGCGCTAAGAATTGCCCTTCCGTTATCCGTGGAAAGGGAGACTGGAATAGATTTAAGAAGCTTATTTCCAGTGAAACCGTGACAGTTCCAACCACAAAGCCGACAGTAAAGGTTGACAAGTATTACCGTGTCCGCAAGACCTGGAAGGATTCTAAGAGCCAGATCGGGGCGTACAAGTCACTCAAAAATGCAAAGAAAGCTTGCAAAGCCGGTTATTCTGTTTTTGATTGGAATGGAAAAGCTGTGTATTCCGTGACTGCAAAGAAAAGTGTAGCCAAGGTCGCAAAAGAGGTAATCAACGGCGAATGGGGAAATGGACAGGACAGAAAAGACCGCCTGGAATCCGCTGGCTACAATTACACAGAAGTGCAGAATGCAGTAAACAAACTTCTTAAATAACAAAAACACTCCCGGGGTTTTCCCGGGAGCTACTTAAATGCAATATAGCCTTCATAAAGTTTTCTGATCGCCGAAAGGTCTTTTCTCCTAATCGGAACCACATCCCCAGATATCATTCTGAAATCAGCACGAAGTTCCCAGACTTCATCCATGTTGACAATGTAGCTTTGGTGGCAGCGTAAAAACCGTCTGTCCAGTTTCTTTTCAACGTCCGAAAGTTTCCCTCTCTGCATATGAGTGATACCACAGGTACAATGGATAGTGATGTATTTATTGCGACTTTCAATATATTCAATATGGCAGAAACCAACCCTGTGGAAATAATCCTTGTTCTTTACAGTCAGCGTTTTATCATGGATATTTTCCAGTTCCCTGTTGACTACACCATACATTCTTCCATCTTCCGAGCCTTTTATGATATAGTGAACAGGAAGGATATCCAGAGCATCAAACACATATTCCTTGTGGGCTGTCCAAAAGGTGATATTCCCTACATATCCATTCTTTCTAAGATGCCGGGCAACATCAATCCCATTTTCATCTTTCAATATAATATCCAGCACAATTATGTCGTACCATACGCCGTCATTTACATCATCAATAAGAGGTTTCCCGGTGGTATATGCCGTGATCGCGCATCCACTGTCCCCATTTCTACGAAGAAAACCGTCCACTCTGGTTTTAAAAATCTCAATTTGTAATTTGTTGTCATCACATATTGCAATCCTCAAAAAAATCATCCCTTTTTGTGCGAAATTCGTCGCTGCATGTGCTGATTTCGCCATTTTCTGTGTAATTGTATATTTTTTGATACAATATTATCGTACCACATAAGAAAGATAGTGTAAAGAGGCTGGATGATGGAAAGATGTAAGAAGATAACGATTATCTTAATATTGATGTTTGTGCATGTGTTTATTGGGATTCATATGTATTTCAGCCCAGAGCGTAGTATTATCTTTGGGAGGGTTAAAACTATCGCAAACATGGTGACGGAAATCAAAAGCAATCCAAATGAACACAAAAAATCCCTCGATTCCAGAAGCTCAGCCCCTTTATTTCTATCTACATATATAACGAATGAAAAGTACCAAAATCACAATATCTATACTGAAAAAATCATAATTTGCAATAATATCGAGGAAAAGCAACTTGCCAGAAAGGACTTGAGTGGAGATGATTCCATTCCAGTATATAGTTATGAAAACATGATATAATTTAATAAGCAGGAACAAATGTTTGGAATATTGGGAGGGATTTACGTGGATTACAAGAAAGAAATTATTGAGATGATACAAGAGATACATAGTGAAAAGATATTAAATCTTATCTATTGGTTTGTTAAAAGAGGATACAAAGAAGAAAGGGCGGGAAGATAATTCCCACCCTCAGAACCTAGAAAATAAACTTTTCAAAGAAATCACACAACAAATCTTTTTTATCGGGCGACAGTTTATCGTATTCAAGAATAATTTTCATGAATCGTGGATCTGTTAGCCCGATTTTCATTGATACATCTGAATATTCTGCATCAATTTCCTTTTCCTCTTTTAAATCCGTTAAATCAGACATTCCAATTCGGAAATAATCTGCTAATGCTCTGATTTTTCCTGTTCCTGGCATTGAATTGCCTTTGCACCACATGTTAAATGTGGAAGGGTTAGTTCCTACTGCTTCGGCAACTTCTTTTTGCTGTTTGCCACTTAATGAAATATACTTGTTGAGATTGTTTGAAAAGATTTTTTTCTGTTCTTCATCTGTCATCATGGTGTTCCTCCTCCTTACATATTGTATTGTACATCATACTAATAAAAAATTCAAGTATAAATTCAAAATAATTGAATTTTAGTGTTGACAATTCAATTAAAATGAATTACAATAAGACCATCAGTTAAGAAAGGAGATGAGCAAATGCCAAAGATTTCATTAGAAGCAGTTCGCGTGAACGCTGGATATAACCAGAAAGAATGGGCTGAAATGTTCGGTATTTCCAATAGTACAGTTGTTAACTGGGAAAAAGGAAAGACAGAACCAACATTATCACAACTTAGAAAAATGAGTGAACTTTCTGGGATTCCTATGGACTTTATTTTTGTGCCCAATAGATTCAATTAAATTGAATTGAAAATTTATTAAGAAAGGAATTGCATGAAAAAATCAAAAATTGAAATTCGTCAAGTAGATGGCGAATGTGGAATATTTACAGAAATCCTTGTGGACGGTCATAAACTTGAGGGAGTAAGAAGTTTTGAATTAAAACAGGGAATTGGTGATTGCGTTCCTATTCTTTCCATTGATCTGAATGCTTTAAATTTATCCACGGACTTGCAGATGTTGCAGGTGAACCAGAAAGGTATCGGGGAAATTGAGGGAATCAAGTTTAAAGACTCACCAAGGATGCTGAAATTTCAAACAGAATAGGCTCCCATATTTCAGAGAGCCAAACAGAATTATTTTGAAGCTTTTAAAATGGAACATTGTTTCGGATTTGAACAACATCCAGTTTTGCTTGCATAATTACACTTAATTCGACCTATTGTGTAATTAGGCGCCAAATCATCCAATGATCCAGTATTAATGAGAGAAGCTTCAATGGAATAATTTTTGTTCTGCTTATCGCAGAAACCATTAAATACCAATAATCATCACCTCCCTTCTTATAGGGAGTATAACACAAGAAAGGAGGAAAATCATAGACGATTTAGTTTATCTTCGTAATGAAGAAGCTGTCTGTGATAGTTTACAGGTGGCTGAGAAATTTGGGAAAAGACATGCAGATGTGATTAGAGCCATTAAAAATATAATCAAAAATGACTCAACGCAAAATTGCGTTCGTTGTTTCAAAGAAAGAAAGTATAAAGATACAAAAGGTGAGGAACGTCCTATGTATTTTATAAATCGGGACGGATTTACATTCTTAGTAATGGGATTTACTGGCAAGAAAGCGAATGAATGGAAATGGCAATACATAAAAGCTTTTAATCAGATGGAGAATTTCATCCGTGAGAAATCAACTCAAGTTTGGGTTGAAACCAGAAAAGCCGGGAAACTTACCAGAAAGGCAGAAACTGATACCATTCAGAAACTTGTTGAATACGCAAAAGTACAGGGAAGCAGTCATGCAGAAATGCTTTACATGACATATTCCAAATTAGCAAACAAGATGGCTGGAATCAATAAGAGAGATGAAGCTACGGTAATGCAACTCAACAACCTGTCCTTGATGGAAAATATTATCTTACATGAAATTGATCTCGGAATCATGCAAGGAAAACATTATAAGGAAATATACAAAGATTGCAAGAAGAGATTGGAGACAGTTAAAGATTTGGCTTATCTGGAAGCGGTTTGAGAGGAAATTTCATAAGGAGGTGAGAAAGTGAATATCCAAAACGAGACTATTGTGAAGTTCAAAAACGGAACAGAGTTACATATGCCTTCTGGTATATACGAAAAAATTTCTTTCGATAAAGATTCAATTATGGAACTTAAGTGGGAAGAAAATGGTATGGACTACAAGGTACAGTTTTTCTTTTGTGATGTACTCTATATTGCGAAGACAACACAGAGTACATCTAAAAGTTAAAATGGTCGTTTGACAGAAGAACAATTGTTTACTTTCTTTTTATCCAACTCGTTAAGAAAGTAATTCTCATCATGGGAATTGAGAAGTTTGGAAAAATCTGTACGATATTTAAAATATTTTTGACAGATATGAGAATCATCTAAATTCCCTAGAAGCTCAGAATAAAGTTTGGCAACAGCCAAGTCGTGAGCAATTTGAAAGTTATCCATTATTAACACCTCCTTCCTCAAGGAGATTATATCACAGAAAGGAGACTAATGAACGAATTACAGATTTTTAATTCGCCAGAGTTCGGAGATATTCGGACAATAACTATTGATAATGAACCTTGGTTTTGCATGATTGATATATGCAAAGCATTAGAAATTTCAAATCCGAGCCAGGCAAAGACAAGGTTAAATGCAGATGGGGTCATTACAAATGAGGTCATTGATGGTATCGGGAGAAAGCAGAATGCTAACTTTGTAAATGAACCCAATATGTATAAATTGATTTTCCAGAGCAGAAAAGAATCTGCCGAAAGGTTTACAGACTGGGTGACAAGTAAAGTTCTCCCAGAAATTCGAAAGACAGGTTCCTACAGAAAACCATTGACGGTTGCCGAACAAATTCAGATTCTTGCCCAGGGCACAGCAGATCATGAGGAAAGAATCGAAAAACTTGAAAATACAATGACAATTGACTACGGTCAGCAAAAATATCTTGGGGATCTGGTTTCGCTAGTGGTTATTGAAGCGTTGGGCGGAAAGAAATCTAATGCCTATTCAGAAATCGGAAAGAAAGTATTCGCAGAATGTAATCGAGATGTGAAATCTTATTTCGGTGTAAACGCAAGAAACAACATTCCAAAATTAAGATATGAGGAAGCCGTGAAGTACATCAAGGGATGGCAACCGTGTACAAATACAAAAATGCAGATTCGCGATTGCAATTATGATATTAATTCAGAAAGAAAATGAGGGTAAAACAGTGAAAGATATTAAAAGCTACGAATTTTATGGAGATAATCCAGAAATTTTTCATTCTCTTGTAGGTTTTGAAATTGCAGATATTTTGTTCACACATACCAAAGAAGAAAATGAGAATGTAGTTGTTGTGAAGTGTGCAAATAAGCAACATGTTGAAATTGATCTTCTCTTTAAAGAAGATGGAATATTTGTTACTGAACCATTTGCGGTGGATGAAGATCTTACAATTATTGAATAGGGGAGGTGAACAAAGAATGTTAGCAGATGATTACGTTGCTGAAAGGTTATCCGATTATGATTCCAAAATATATCAGTTATATCGCCACAAAAACGGACAGAAGGCAAGCGACCTTGTAGAAAAAGTAAAAAACGAAATTGCCGAATGCGGTCTGTCCGCCACTGAAGCGAAAGGCTTTTTAGAGTACATGAAGATTGTTATTGACGCTCAGTCACATCTTCCCATTCAGAAATAACGGAAGTTTTTATTGTTTCTGCTCCGGGAACATTGCCATCATCAATCTCATTTGCGGCATGAAGCATTGAAATTATTTTATGAGAATAAGGATGTTCCTTTCCGCAATTCGGGCACACAACCTTGTCTGTACTTATTCTTTCACTTATATAGTAATCACAATGACAAGTACAGGAAACTTTTAATTTGAGAAACATTTTAACACACCTCCTTTCTGAACACATTATACCATTCAGAGGGAGATAATAAAAGAAAATAGGGAGGAAAAACAATGATTAAATTTGAAAACGGCTTAGTTAATATTTCTGGTAAAGGGATTGATATTCTTTCAGAGTATGCAGTTATCACCCATGAAATTAAAGAGATGTTCGTAAAAAATGGTGGAGAAGAGAAAGACGTAAAAGAGCAGCTTAGACATTCTTTCGAGCATGGTCTTATGAATGAGGAAGAATTTGACAAAGAAATCAAGGAAAAGTTCAAACAGGTAGATGCAATTATTCAGATTGTTTCGCTTCTGGAAGAAATGCTTAAAACATTTGGAGCAAAAGATAAGGAGGACTAATCATGGGAGAAACCAAAAGCACAGATTATATTCCAGAGAACGCCAATGAGGAATACGCACTTCTGGTTGGAAGATTAAAGGCATTTGAAGCTTGGGCGAATAGCGTGAACGATTATGATTTCACAAAGAAAATGGCATTTAGAATGCTTGGGCTTGATGTAGAAGAAGCAAAGGAGGAAAAGAAAGAATGAAATGCTTTAAAGGCTTTGACAAGGACTTAAAGTGTAAAGATTTCCAGTATGAAATTGGAAAAGAATACACAGAAGAAACAGCAGACATTTGTAATTGTGGATTCCATGCTTGCGAATTTCCGATGGATGTATTCGGTTATTATCCACCTTCAGATTCCAGATATTGTGAAGTTGAGCTTGAAGAGAATGGCCAGAAATCATCTGATGATAGCCAGAGAGTTGGAAAGAAAATTTCCGTAAAAGCAGAAATTGGAATTGCCGGAATTATAAAAGCTGGCGTTGAATATATAAAAGAGCAAGTTGATTGGGAAGATGATAAGGCAACCAATACCGGAAATAAGTCAGCGGCAACCAATACCGGAGATTATTCAGAGGCAACCAATACCGGAGATTATTCAGCGGCAACCAATACCGGAGATCGGTCAGCAGCAACCAATACCGGAGATTATTCAGCGGCAACCAATACCGGAAATAAGTCAGCGGCAATTGTCGAAGGAAAAGAAAGCATTGCGTTAGCTACAGGAATTAAATCAAAAGCTAAGGGAAAAATCGGATGTTTTATTGTTCTGACTGAGTGGAAAGAAATTAATAATGAATATCATATTGTAGATATTAAATCAGCAAAAGTAGATGGAGAAAACATTAAAGAAGATACTTTCTATATGTTGAAAGACGGAAAATTTGTAGAAGTAGATTAAGTTGTCCTGGAAGGTGCGGACACACCAACCAGGACGGTATCTAACTAAGAATGAGTTAGTTAAATACAGGATTATTATAACACAACCTCCTGTATTTGACAAACAAAAATATAACAGGAGGACTTTTTATGCAAAAAAATGGCGAAAATCAGCCACTTTCCAGTGAAATCATTGCCGATCTGGAAGAAAAGCTGATGGCAAGAAATGTAATTATCGCTATTCTGGCAACTGCACTTGCAGTAACCACATCCAGAAGAAAGTGAGGACAAAATGAAAGAGGTGGTAAAGACAATAGGAGAAATATTTGTAGGAATAGGGATGTTTACAGTAATCTTCTCAATTACATGGATGCTTACATCATTTGATGTTATCGGGGTGTTCTTTGTATCAGCAGTCTTATTCTCAATGGTGTTTCTTCCTATTATATTAGGAACGGAGGAAAAGTAAATGCAAAGATTAAATAAAGTGAGATTATCCGGTAGAGCCGGGGAAATAGTGTTCAGCCACGAACATTACGGAAGATACTATTACAAATTCATGCTGACAGTTATTCGTAAAAGTGGTGCAGTAGATATGTTTCCAATCGTTATAGAAGATTCCATTGTACGTGACAATGATTATAACGGAAAAGAGATTGTGGTAACAGGAGCAATCAGAAGCATGGACACTTCTAAAAATCCAAATAAGCACCACAATGTTAATTATATCGCAGCTGACGAGGTGGAAATCCTGGAAGAACAGGTTCCGGATGGCGATATAAACGAAGTAGAGTTTATTGCCAGAAGTTGCACGAAAGAGCCATATGCAAAACTTACGCCAGTAACGCACAGGAAAGTTTTAAATCTTTTCGTGGCAATTCCAAGAGATTTTTCAGAAAGAGCCGACTTTACTCGCTGCACTTTATGGGGAAAAGGTGCTGATCTGGCGGTAGACGTTAAAAGAAATGATTACATTAAAGTAACTGGCAGGTTAATGAGCCGTGATGTTTATGTTAATGGGGAAGAAACGGAAAGTGTATATGAGATTTCCGTAAAAGAAATGGAGAAATTGGAGGATGAAGAATAATAAGAATGAAGTTCAGATATACGGTGTGATAATGGACATTCAGCCAGAGGAATTTTTCAAGGATGGAGATAAATTCAAAAGATTCTATGTTGGAACAAAGCGTACCAGTGGAAACGTAGATTTGCTTCCAGTAGCAATACCAGAAAGAATGGCAGAAAACTGGAAAATTGGAGAACACATCTATATTGAAGGAAAATACACTTCATACAATAAAAAGGAAAATGGAAAATCACATTTAATATTGGAAGTTAAAGCAGAAACATTATTGGGCGGAGATGGAAGCGTAGACGATGAAAATAAATTCATTCTGGAAGGTTATCTTTGTAAACCGCCTGTGTACCGCAGAACACCAAGTGGAAAAGAAATCTGTGATTTGATGATTGCTTGCAACGAATATGACTTGCGAAGAACAGATTATATACCATGTATCGCATGGTGGAATGAAGCCAGAGAAGCTGCTGATTTCAAGGTTGGAGATTTCGTAAAAATAATCGGAAGAATCCAGAGCCGGATTTATCATAAAAAATTATCTGGTGATGAAGTGGAGCTTAGAACTGCATATGAGGTATCAATAGGGAGGATAATCGAGCATGAAAGTGGAAGTAAAAAAAATTTACTTGGAGAATTACAAGAAGTTTCCAAGTAAGTCTGTAGATTTGTTTCCGAGAACAGAGATTTCTGGCAGAAACAGAGAAGGAAAATCCACATTGCAGGACGCATATTTGGACGTTCTGACAGGAAAGATGGCAAATGGCACAGAACCGACTTCTATTCGCAGAAAAGAAAATGGCGTGGAAGTGCCAAAGGTTGATGTTGTAAGAGAGCTTACACTTGCGATTGATGGGAAAGAAAAAGTGATCCGAAAAATCACAAAGCAGAAATGGAGAAAACCAAGAGGACAGTCTGAAGAGGTGTTCGATGGAAATGAAACTTCTTATGAAATTGACGGATTCCCGGCTAAATCAAAGGATTATACCGAGTTCATTCAATCAATAGCAGAGCCTTCAACGCTTCTGATGTGTAGTAATCCAAAACCATTTCTGGATACATTGCAGAAGTCAACCGCAGAATCCAGGAAGGTACTGGAAAAAATGTCTGGTTTCGACATTGCTCAGTTTATGGAAGAGAATCCACAGTACGCTCATGTGGAAGAAATCACAAAAGGGCATTCCGTAGAGGATACCTTGAAAAAGCTCCGAAAGGAACTGAATGCACAGAAAAAAAAGGTGGATGCCAAAAACACGGAGATTGCATATGAAACCAATCGAAGCGTTGAAGCAGAAGATACTTCCTCCCTAGAATCCAAAAAACAGGAGCTTAATGCGCAGCTTTCCGAACTGGAAGAACAGGAACAGATTCTTGAAGATTCATCAAAAGGCTATGACAGTCTTTCGCATGAAATCCGAGGACTGAAATCTTCCAGGGATGGTCTGGTTAGCAAGGCGAATGAATGGTTAAGAGCCAGACAAAAATTCATTTCTGATACAGTTTCCGAACTTAGGTTAAAAAAATCAGAAAAGGAATCAAGCATTCGTATTATTGGAATGGAACTAGACAACCACATAAGGGAGGCACAACAGGCAAAAGCCGACTTGGATAGAGCCAGACAGGACTATCCAAGAATCAAGGAAATGGAATGGGATGATTCTGAACTGAAAGCTATTGAAGCTGAAACATTCAATGATTCTGATACCATTTGCCCTACCTGTGGACAAGAACTGCCAGAAGAACAGGTTGCCGAATTGAAAGCTTCCTTTGAAGAAAAAAAGAAAGCCAGAATTGAAGCACAGTTGAAAGTAAAAGAATCCTTTGAATCGGAAAAGCAGGAAAAGCTTAAATATGTCTGCGACCTTGGAAATACTTCCGCTGCAAAATTAAAGAAAACTAACGAGGAAATCAACAAATTACAGTCTGAAATCAGTGCGGCACAGGATGAAGTTGCTGAACTCACTAAGCAGATTGAGGAAGAACAGTCCAAATTTACGGAGCTTCCAGAATCTGTAGATATGACAAATGATGAAGAATATCTTGCAGTTACAGTGAGAATTGCAGAACTTGAAGAGAAACTGAAATCATTTGATGATGTTCCTGGAAAGAAACAGGAATTAAGAATGCAGATCAGCAATGTTATGAAACAGATTTCCAATGTGGATGCAGACATTAAGATTGCACAGGCAGCAGTCACAGAGAAAGAAAAGCGAGTAGCCGAACTGAATGAGGAACTGAAAAGCCTTGGACAGGTACAAGCTGATATTGAAAAGAACATTGATACCGTTCTTAACTTCTCAATCCAGAAGAATAAGGCACTGGCAGAGAAAATCAATCCATTTTTCCATCATTTTCAGTTCAGCTTCCTTGATTACACGATTGAGGGGAACCCAGTGGAGACTTGCAAGATGATCTGTAATGGAATCGACTACAACAGCGGATTGAATCATTCCGACAAAATTCTTTGCGAGGTTGATTTACTAAATGGATTACAGGAAATGAATGGGCTGAATCTTCCGCTTTGGATTGATGATTCTGAGAGCATTGACAAAAGCAGGATACCTATGTTAGACAGGCAGATGATTGTGCTAAGAGTGACAGATGGGGATTTGAAAGTAATCTGACAAACAGGAGGGGAAAATGCTAACAGCAACATGGGGAAAACATTTTTTCAAGGCAGATTCCACGTATAGTAAATAAAAAATCGGTGGCATATGAATCCGGGTGAATGCCCGGAAAGCACAACAGGAAAAAATAAAACAGTTAATGAAAGAACAGGAAATTACAATTCAACATAGGACAAATTATTTCATCCTGTTTCATATGCCACTGAGCATATAAATAAAGAAAAGGAGAATTAAAATGACAGAAAACACACAGGTAGCAAATTTTAACACACAGCTTTCCTACTACACAAATCGTTATGTTGATTTAATGGAAAGAGATTTAACTTCAAGAGGAATGGAATTTGATTCCTACTCAAAGGATTGCGTAGTGGCAGCAATGGGATCTATTTTCCAGATGGTGCATGAGAGTGGAGTGAGTTTTGAAGCAATTAATGGCTCTAACCTTAAATTCATTCTGAGCAAAGTAGCAGCGTTAAAACTGAACGCAAACGCACAGCCGAGAGAGTGTTATTTCCAAATCAGAAACGTAAACATAGCGGCGAAAGGGCAGAAACCTCAGTGGGAGAAGAAAATCGAATTTGCGATTGAGGGCGATGGAAATGACGCTCTTGTAAGCAGATATGGTGTCGATGTAGCTAAAGTATTCCCGTACTGGAAAGTCAGAGAAGGTGATAAGTATATCCCACCAAGACATAAAGGTGTGGAAATCACACCGCCAGAATGGGAAGAATCTGGTGTAGGTAAGGTAGTCCGTATCGTATATCCGATTCAGTATAAGGACGGACATATTGAATACCTTTCTTGCGAAAGAGCAGATGTACTGAAGAATCTTGCAGCGCACATCAAGAATAATCTCCAGAATGAAACGTTTGGAATTTGTGCGGACAGATATAAAGCTACAGATGCGCAGAAAGCTCAAATTGAAGCAAAGAAAAAAGAAATCATGAAAAAGGTCTCTGACATTGGAGAACTGGAAGCAATCATTGACTGTGAGGAATTAAGACCGTATATTTCACCGTCTTATTATGAAACACAATCCAGAGAATCAATGATTATTCGTAAGATGCGAAACAACATTATGAAGTCTATTCCTAAGAAATGGGATAATCCGGTGCAGGCTTATGAATATAACATGATGGATGCTACGTACAGGGAAGTGCAGGAAGAAATCAAACAGAATGCCAATGTAGAAGAATTCATTCCACAGCCAGAAGCAATCGAAGAAAAGCCAAAGCAGCCAACCGTAGCCGAAACCGTAAAAACAGAAGAGAAAGAACCAATCCCGGCAGCAGAGCCAGTGGAAACAGAAATTCCGTCATTTATGAGCCAGGAGGAAATGTAGGATGGAAACTTCCACAATTGTGCTTATTATTTTGCTTTCAATAGCACTTTTGGGATGGATAGTAACTTTTATTCGAAAAAATGAATACAATCGAACCAATTTAATTATTCTTTTAAATGTTATTACATATGTGGTACTCATTATAATCCGACTTACAATGTAAAAGGAGAGCCAAAATGAAGCATAAATGTATTAAGACAGCAGTATTAATCACAGGGATTACAGCAATCACAATGTTTAGCGGTTGTTCTTCCTGTAGCAGATCATTAAAATCACTGTCTAGTGATATTGACGGTGGTCTGAACCGTACCGTAACTGTTTACGATTACAACGGCGGTAAAATTAAGTCCTGGTCTGGAAAGTTTGATGTTTCCGAATCAGAGAATGAAGTTTACTTTGATGATTCTGACGGAAAGAGAGTTATTATCCACGGCGGTATTGTCGTGAATGAGGAAAACTGATATGAGCAGCAGTGTAATTGAAACAATTAAAGAAGTTGTAAGCAATATGAACAGCGGACTTTATGATTTCACGGTAGATGGGAAATGTTCAGAATGCGGTTCGTGTTGTTCAAATTTTCTACCGATATCATCCAAGGAAATCAAACAGATTAAGTGGTACATTCGCAAACACCATATCAAGGAATGCAGACATAATTTCACTGCTTCATTAATGGATTTAACCTGTCCGTTTCTGATGGACGATAAGGCAAAAGAGAAATGTTCAATCTACCCTGTTAGACCGGAGATATGCAAATCATTTGTCTGCAATGACCCACAGGGAGCCAGAAAGAACAAAGCTTTAATGCATAAAAAATATAAGCCTGTTGATATGAGAGAAACGTTTTTCGGAGGTGAGTAGGAATGAGATTAGCAAGTCAGAATGGGGAAATTGATGTTCCTTATGAAATCACATCATTAAGCAGAATTGGAAATATCATAAGAGCATATGTGCCAATGGTAGGCGAAAAAGGAACAGTCATGGCTCGTTATTCGACAGATGAAAAAGCCCAAAAAGCTATGAAAGCTTTGCATAAAGTGTATGCAGGAATGTTTTTAGCACAAAACATTGAAATGAGCGATGATGATTACGAAGAATGCATAAAAATGGCTGCAAGAGGTTTCGGAATCATTAAAACCATGGTTAACAGCCCAGATATGAAATTCGAACCTGCAAACATTGTGTTCCGATTTCCAGAGGATGATGAAGTATGAAAGAAGTAGGCGGGAAAGGAATAAATCTTGACGCTTCGATTGTAGTTGAAATCACATTAAAAGAACTTATCGGAATTAGAGACAGCATAAGTTTGGTTGGTTGGTCAACGATACAAAGAGCATACAATTGGAAAGAAGCACCATATAGTCGTGATGAAATGTACAAGATATCATCAGACATAAAAGAAATATTAAGAAATAATTTGGAGTAAAAGCGAGGTGATGAAAAATGTTCATGAGAATAGTAAATACAGGGAGTACCCATGGAAACTGCTATGTTTTGAAATCGAACAGCGGAGAAATGCTTCTTCTGGACTGCGGATGCAGATACAAAGACATTCTGAAAGCTATTGATTACAGAACAAGTGATGTTTCTGGCGTGCTTCTTACCCATGAACATGGTTGAGCGATCACCGTGAATCATTTAAAAATCTGATGAATTTAGGTATTCAGATTTACACCAATGATGAAACCGTGGAACATCTTCAAATCATCACTGGCGAATTGATGAAAGGAGTTCCAGAGAAAAGACCGTTTCGGGTTGGTTCGTTCACTGTAATACCGTTCTATTTGCCGCATACTACAAGGGATAAGGACACAGGGCAACTTATTCAATGTTTCAATTATGGGTATATCGTGGAACATGAAGAAATGGGAAAGCTACTGTACATGACAGACTTTGAGTTTTGCCGATACAACTTCAAGGCAATGCGACTGAATCACTTGGTTATTGAGTGCAACTACTGTGGAGAATTGGTTGATAAAACAGCCGAAAATTACACGCACAGGCTTAAAGGCCATTGTTCCTTAGATACTTGCAAAAGCTTGGTAAATACAAACCGTACAGCGGCATTGCGGACGGTAACATTGGTGCATTTGAGTAATGAAGCAGCTGACCCGGAACAGATTTTGAAGGAGATAAAAGAAGCGGTGGTTTGGGATGATGCCCTGGTGCAGATTGCCAGACCGGGGCTAGAAGTTAATTTGGACTTATGTCCGTTTTGAAAGGAGAAATAGATGGTATCAATTGAATTAAAAGATTGGAAAGAAGTAACAAAAGGAATTTATGTAAATCCAATTTCTGCAAATGCAGCTTATGAAATTCATATTAAATACTGGGACATGAAAACAGATATTCTTTCTGCAAATGCCGAACTTTATATAGTGAGAGATTGGCATGAAAAAGACGGAAGAAACATCAGAGAAAGAGAAATACTGCTTGATTATGCATCTGTTATGGATTGTATTTGGAAAGCAGTTGAAGATGATAAGGAAAACAATTCGACTGAATAATTGAAAGGAGAAAATTAATGCCAAAAAAATTTAGAAACTATGTAATTAAAGGACAGGAGCATGTAGACCGTAAAGCAGGAAAAACAATTCCTTCAACTAGTGCATGGCGCTCAGTAAGAGATATGCTTCCAGAAGCTCCAACTGATGATACCGCATGTTTGTATTATGTAAAGCTGAAAAACTCTGAAAGAATCATCATGCTTGCATATACTGGAAATGGCGAATGGACTGACACAGAAGGAAAAGAATACAAAGGTATAGAGACATGGCTTGAATATATGCCAAAAGAACATCAAATAGTCGAAAGAAAGGCTTTCTTAAATGAAGATATTTTGAAAGCTATTGTTTCTGATTATATGGAAAAAACTGAAGGAGTTACGGTTAATACAAATAATGTATTTTTTAAAGTAGGAAGAAGATCTGTCGGCTATGGAATTAGTGAACATGAGGAATTGGTATTTATTGGATGTGATGTGATAGCTATAGGGGAGGGAAATTGAAAATGAGCGTATTCAGCGTACCAGTAACGATTGGTGTCAATGAGGAAGAAATTGCAAAGGAAATCCGTAAAAATGTTGAGGACAAGGTAGTTGAAAAAATTACCAAAGAAATCAAAGGAGTTATTTATAAAAAAGAGTTATATGGTAGTAGAGAAACCAATGAGCCGTTGTGTAGGATGATACATTCTCATATTTCCGAGATACTAGAAGAGAATAAAAACGTGATCGTACAGGAAGCGGCAAAAGCCTTGGCAGATAAGATGATTAAAACCAAGGCTGTGAAAGAAGCAATAAAAGAAACTATTGAGAAAGTCAAGGAGGATTAATCAATGAAAATCTTCTTAAAAACACTTGACAAACTGAAAAAGCCAGAACCTTCCGAACAAGAATGTAAGTACGATAAAGGATGGAATGATGCAATCGAGAAAGTTGAAGAACTGATTTGTTCCTACAGTCCTGCGGATATGTGGATTCCAACAGAAGTGAAGTTACCGCCAGAGCCAGATGTGAGAGAAAGCCCAGAAGATAAGATAAAATACAACGTTACCATAAAAGACGCCGAGTTACCAACAACCCTTACATATTTAGGCGGTGGAAGATGGGGCATGGTAGAAGAACACGGAATTGCATATTACCCAGTCATTGCATGGCAACCAATGCCACCAGTTTACAAGCCAGGGAGATAACACCATTGGAAATTACAATCGGAATTTGTGCAGAGTAAATCAAAGAAATCCTTGTTGAGCACATCAAGACAAAAGGATTTGACGTAACAGAAGATGATATTTCCTTTGTTATCGGGAAAGAAGAAGTTGTAACAGGGAATACAAAGAAAATTAAACACGCACTTATCAGGTGCGACATTCAGATTGAGAGGTGATAAATTGTGAATATTGTTATTCTTTCTGGAAGATTAACCGCTGACCCAGATATCAGAATGGGAACGAATGACACCAAAATTGCAAGATATATTTTGGCTGTCGAGAGAAGAGTGAAAAAGAATACAGAAAGAAAATCAGACTTTATTGCTTGCGTATGTCTTGGAAAAAATGCAGAATTCGCAGAGAAATATCTTAAAAAAGGCACGAAAGTAAATGTACGTGGAGAATGGCAGACTGGAAACTATACGAATAAAAATGGTGAAAAAGTTTACTCAAATGATTGCCTTGTTGCAGAACATGAATTTGCAGAGAGAAAAAGCCAATCACCGCAAACGCAGGAAACAGACACACGACCAGTACCGCCGCCAGAACCTAGTTTCATGGATGTACCGGATTTAGGCGGTATGGAAGATGAATTTCCGTTTAGTTAGGAGAAAACTATGGTAGAAGTTGCTGTTTATGATGCACTTAGAGAAATGGTTAATTCCGAAATTGAAGAAGAGAAGCCTTTTCTTACATTAAAAAGCAGTAAAGACGTAAAGACATATGCTAATGGGAAGAACAAAAATTTCAGAATGACGGAATACTGCTTCAACTGGTATATGGAGTTGAATTTTAATCCATGGAGCATAAGAACAGACAAAGCAAAAGTTTATTACTGGTTTCATGAAAATGGAAAATATATTCTTCAATTATGGCTGAAAGATACATACAAAACTATTTCTAATGCAATTAGCAATAGCAATTCATTTGACGACTTATTTAATAGCTATTTAGGATGGTTCAATCAAAAAAGAATGGAAACGAGGAAGAAAATGGAAAATCAGTTAAAAGAAACTACCAATAGCAAACTCGCTGAAATGAAAATCCCTCATTCTCATGGTGGAGTTGCAAATCTCCTTAAAGTTTTAACAAATACTATGAAAATGCAGGGAGCGGATATCCGTAGCATTGCAAAAGTACAATATGCTATTTGTAAGCAAGCTGGAATCTATATCCCGGATGAATTCATTGAAGATGTTGCAGTTGCTATGGAATGCGAAAATCCAGATGTTTTAGATAATTAGAGGTATACATGAAAGACTTAATTATAGATTGCTTTGCCGGAGGCGGAGGCGCATCCGTAGGCATTGAAATGGCTCTCGGTAGACCTGTTGATATAGCAATTAACCATGATCCAGATGCAATTCTGATGCACAAGACAAATCATCCCGGAACACTGCATCTGACAGAAGATATTTTCAAAGTAGATTTGCAGAAATATGTCGGAAATCAGCACGTAGCATTGATGTGGGCTTCTCCAGACTGTACAAGCCATTCAAAAGCAAAAGGCGGTCAGCCGAGAAAACAGGGACTTCGCATTCTCCCATGGGCTGTATATAAGCACGCAAAAGCAATTCTCCCAGATGTAATCATTATGGAGAACGTGGAAGAAATACAACAATGGGGGCCACTCGATGAGAAAGGACATCTGATTAAGGAAAGAACTGGTGAAGATTATCGAAAATTTATTTCAGCAATGGAAAATATTGGTTATAAATTTGATAGTCGAGAACTGGTAGCTGCGGATTACGGAGCACCAACAACCAGAAAAAGATGGTATGCAGTATTTCGCAGAGATAGAAAGCAGATAATATGGCCAAAGCCTACTCATAATCGTTTTGGTACAGACGGTCTGAAACCATATGAGCAGTGCGGAGACTACATTGATTGGTCAGACTTAGGAAAAAGTATATTTGACCGCAAGAAACCATTGGCAGAAGCAACGCAGAAACGTATTGCAAATGGTATCAAGAAATATATCGTTGATAATCCAGAACCATATATTGTAAAGAACAAAGATGCACTGGCATTTATTATTCAGTATCATGGAGAAACCAGAGAAGGTGATTCCAGAGGGCAATTACTGACAGATCCGATTAAGACTATTGATACTTCAAACAGATACGGACTTGTAACCGCATTTATTACAAAATATTACAAAACTGGAATAGGTCAAGGATGTGATGAGCCACTTCATACGATAACAACTTCACCCGGTCACTTCGGAGTGATATCTGCATTTCTTGTTAAGTATTACGGAACAGGATGTGGTCAAGTATTAAATGAACCGCTTGGAACCATTACCACAAAAGACAGGTTTGGACTGGTAAATGTCCTGGTTGATATCCATGGAGAGAAATATATCATATCAGATATTTTTCTAAGAATGTTAAAGCCAGAAGAATTAAAGGTAATGCAAGGGTTTCCGAAAGATTACATTATTGATCGGGATTACAAGTGGAGAGATTACCCGATTGCGAAACAAGTAGCAAGAATCGGAAACAGTGTGGTTCCGGTTATGGCAGAAGCACTTGTGAAAGCAAATTGTTCGTATCTGAAAATTGGAGAGCGCAAAACTGCACCGATGATTTATATGCAAAATAACGGACAGGTAGCGTTCGGCTGAAAGAAGGTGATCTAAATTTGAATTACGCACAAATATTCGCAATAAAGAAAGAACGAGAAGAGCGAATAAAGAAGATATGTCCAGGGATTCCTAATTCTAGTGGCATATATGCTTTTTACAGGGTAGATGAAGCTGGTATTCGACGCAGTTATGTGGGGCAAGCAATCAGACTTCGTGAGAGATGTGCGAGCCATTTAGGAGAATACGATCACATAGCATTAAGCCTTAAAAAGCATAAGTTTTACAGTGAAAGTAATCCTACTGGTTGGAAGCTTTCATATAGAACATGTAGAAAGGATGAGCTTGACCAGAAAGAAATTGAAACAATCAAGGCTTTTGCAGATAAAGGCTTCCAGATGTACAACATTACAGCTGGTGGCCAGTCAGCTGGAAAGCAAGTAACAGGGCAATATAAACCGCCCAAGACATACAGACAGGGAATCCAACAGGGCAAAATAATCCTTGCAAGAGAGCTAAAACACATCATTGATACTCACTTAAACGTATCAATCAGACCAGAAAAAGCAAATAACAAAGTATCTATTAAGGCGTTGGAAAAATTCAACGAATTACTCAATGAAGAAAATTATCACTGATTCTAACACACCAGTAGTTCTACTGGCTAAATTCCAAAGATAAAAAATAAAAAAATGAAAGGAGCTTGCCTTCAGCTGACGTAAGGGTGCACCGGGCTTCTTTTAAAAATGAATTATGAAGATTTTTTAAAGAGCAAACGATTTGTTCTTGAAAGCAGTGGGTTTGATATTGATAAATCGGAATTAAATCCAATGTTGTATGAATTTCAAAAAGACATTGTGAGATGGGCTTTAAAGAAAGGAAAAGCCTGCATATTTGCTGATTGCGGTTTAGGAAAAACACCAATGCAACTTTCGTGGGCACATCAAGTTTGCACACACGCTGGTGGAATGGTTCTTATTCTTGCACCGTTGGCTGTGGCGGATCAAACGAAGCGTGAAGCTGAAAAATTTGGTTATACTGCAAAAGTTGTGGAAAGCCAATCTGAATGTATCAGCGGTATTAATATTACCAATTATGAAAAAATGGATAAATTTGTTGCAAATGAATTTGTGGGAGTTGTACTTGACGAAAGTAGTATTCTTAAATCTTATTCTGGAAAAGTCAGAACAGCAATTATTCAGAATTTTCATTCAGTTCCTTATAAGTTGGCTTGTACTGCAACACCAGCCCCCAATGACTATATGGAAATAGGAAATCACAGCGAATTTTGCGGCGTTATGACACGGTCGGAAATGTTATCAATGTTCTTTGTGCATGACGGTGGACAAACATCTAAATGGAGATTAAAGGGGCATGCAACAGATGTATTCTGGCAATGGCTGGCAACATTCAGTGTATTTGTAGATAACCCAGCAAATATCGGGTATCAAGTATCTGGCTACGATCTTCCGAAACTTAACATTAACGAAATTATTGTAGACGGAAATGAGCCGATAAAAGAATCATTAACACTTACAGAACGAAGAGAAGCCAGAAAGGAAAGTCTTGAACTTAGATGTAAAAAAGCTGCGAAACTTGTAAATAGTTCAAATGAGAAATGGCTTGTATGGTGTGATTTAAATGACGAATCAGCAAGATTAAGCGAACTGATATCTGAATCCGTGGAAGTAAAAGGCTCTGATAAATCAGAATATAAAAGCAACTCTATGTTGGCGTTTTCTGATGGAACGGTCAAATGCCTTATCACAAAGCCCAAAATTGCAGGGTTCGGCATGAACTGGCAGAATTGCCACAATATGATATTTACTGGACTTTCAGATAGCTATGAGCAGTATTACCAAGCAGTCAGACGGTGTTGGCGGTTCGGGCAAGAGAAGCCTGTGAATGTTTACATTATTATTTCCGCGAAGGAAGGCTGCGTAAAGGAAAATATTGAAAGGAAGCAATGTGATTTCCAGAAAATGCAGTCTGAAATGACAGAATTAACAAAGGAAATAACAAAAAAAGAGCTTAAAAGCACTTGCCGTATAAGTACGCCTTATGAGCCAACAAAAGAAATGAAATTGCCAGATTGGGAGGAATTTACAGCATGAATGTTTTAGACCAGGTTGTTAAAGAAAAATACGCAATATACAACGGCGATTCTTGCGAAATCACAAAAGAAATCCCGGACGAAAGTATTCATTATACAGTATTTTCACCACCATTTTCTAGCTTGTATACATACAGTAACAGTGACCGGGATATGGGGAATAGTAAGGGAGATGATGAATTTTACAACCATTTTATCTATCTGGCAAAAGAACTGTATCGAATAACAATGCCCGGAAGATTACTTAGTTTTCATTGTATGGACTTGCCGCTTATGAAAGAGCGTGACGGCGTGATTGGCTTGAAAGACTTTCCAGCAATCATGCGACAGATTTTTGAAGATTGCGGATTTATTTACCATAGTAAGGTTACCATCTGGAAAAATCCAGTAACTGAAATGCAAAGAACAAAAGCATTGGGACTGCTGCATAAGCAGATTAGAAAAGATAGTGCAATGAACAGGCAGGGAATCCCGGATTATATTGTCACAATGAGAAAGCCAGGAGAAAATCCAGAACGAATTTCGCATACACACGAGACTTTTCCTGTTGATGTGTGGCAAAACTACGCAAGTCCAGTATGGATGGACATTAGGCAGAGCGATACATTACAGAAAAAATCTGCACGAGAAGATAAGGACGAACGTCATATTTGCCCTTTGCAGCTGGAAGTTATTCAGCGCTGCATTGAATTATGGAGCAATCCAGGAGATATAATTTTTGACCCATTCGGTGGTATCGGTTCCACCCCATTTGTGTCTTTAACACTTGGAAGAAGAGCAATCTCATGTGAACTTAAAGAAAGCTATTTTAAACAAATGAAAGCAAATGTAGAAGAAGCACTGAATGGAAATGTAATGGATTGCCCGGTAGGACAAATGAGTATTGAGGATTTTTTATCGTAAAACAATGTTATCAGCAAATATCAATCTTTGATTATTTAAAAGGAGAGTGATTACATGGCAGAGAATACCAATGAATGTGTTATTGAGTGGATTCCCGGAAGAGATTATGTAGGGCTTACTGCCAAGAATGGAAGTGCCTGGAAGAACAGATGCGAGGAATTAGAAAAGGAATTTCCAGAAGATGTGAAAATTATTGCCAGAAATAACGATGGATCTATTTTCGCCCACTTGCCTTATTCCTACATTAAAATCAATCCACCAAGAAAATATTCCGACGAAACGAAAAAGAAAGCTGCGGAAAGATTAAATAAAATGCGTGAAGAGAAAAGTAATACTGCGGCAGAATAGCCGTTTTGCGTATGAATTACCGTCAGAGAAAATATAAATGATATTTACAGATTTCTTGTCAAGTATTTTGAGAAACACGGATATATGCCTTCTTATGAAGAAATCATGGATGGAACAGACCTCACAAAGTGTACCGTCCAGAGACATATGCGGCAATTGGAGATGGATTCTCTGATTGCCACAGAACATCCGGGAGTATCAAGAGCATACCGTTTGACGGAATACAGATACGAAAGGGAAAAATATGGGAAGCAAATTAAAGATGAAAGCACCAAAGAAAAATAGGGTGCTGGCTTGTGACAATCAAATGTCACAGGCATTCGCCAGAGCCATGCAGAACTCACGTAAAGAGTTGGAAATCATGCAAGATCAAGCCTATAACGATGGATTCAATACTGGTGATGACTGGGCGAATACGATCAATTCCGTAACTATGATGTTGGCATTAAGAAAACTGCATGGATTTTCAACCAAAAGGCTTTTAGACGTAATCAATTGTGCAAATGAGTTTGTGGGACAAGCGAACCGTGGCGAAAGAAGCTTTATGAGCATGATTGAGGAATTGGAATCTGAAACAGATGTAAGAATCCCAGATTTGAATAAAGAATTGGTTAGAAGATTTGGAGTGTAAATATTATGGATTTAGAACAAAAAGCAATTGAAAGAATCCGGCTTGCGTCTGATGCTGGCTTTGCAGAAGGATGGAACCAGTGTATTGATGAGATTACAGGAGGAAATTTTGATGATTGATTTAACAGGGAAGAGCGTGTTCGTAAAGACACAGGAAGAATATTTGAGCGTTCTGAAAATAGCAAGGCTTCAGGGATTCACATGGGTGAGAGAAAACAATTTAAGCCCTATCAAAATTCCATTTCCAAATGTATTGAATTTTTACGACGACAAAAACGTTGCTTACAGAAATAAAGAAAAGACATTGTATGAAGCATCTGAAATTGTCGAAGATGAAGAAAAAATCAAGGATGCAATAAACCTTGTCAGAACGTTCGCTAAATACCCAGACAGAACAGCATTGACGGAATCATTTATTAAGTCCTTGAATCTACTTGCAGATACTGTAGAAAGTCAGATGGAAGAGGTGAAGTAGATGACCGATGAAATCTTCAATCTCATGGAATGTTTCCCAGGGAGCTACATAAACAGATTGGGAGAAATAATTCTTTCCGAAAAAGGAAATGTATATTTCACAGCAAAGAATTGCACCGATAAAGAAGATATTATCTGCAAGCTGCTTGAATGGTGTTCAAGACCAATGGCAAAAGGAGAACCATACAGTTCACCTAAAAGGAACAATGAATGGAGAGAACAACTGATATCAAGCCTTAACAGATATCTGGGTACAAACTTTAACCAAGAGGATATGTACTGGATTTACGATCAACTCGGAAATGCTGTAAATCATAAACTGACGCTGAGATTTATCAGAAGTGATTTTAATTTGAAAATCATATATCAAGAAGTAAAAGAGGTGAAGTAGATGAGCAAGAAAGTAAAGTGTTGCGAGTGTGCTTCTTTTATAGGCTGGGCTTTGCCTGAGCGAGTAGATAAAGATAACTACGAATACGCCAAAAGAGTTTTCAAATTGGCTTCTACTACAGGAATATGTGGATACAGCATGAAAACCAAACAGATGACACATGAACAGTATTGCAAACGATTTGAAAAGAATAAATATTTAGAGCAGGAAAGTAAACTTTTTAAACAGGAAATTTTGAACCTTAAAAATGCGATTGCAGAGTATGAAAAAGAAAATTTTGTGGAAGTAGACGAATCATGGAAAGCTCATTTTATGAGAAAATTTCAAGAGGTGAAGTAGATGGAGAGATTAACAAAATGGGAAGATGGTAATATCACATATAACGAAAAACGAGAGTTTGAGTGTGATGAATATTGCGATAGTTGCTCACAGGGTGTAGGAAATTGCAAAACAGTAGAGAATATGATTAAAAAGCTTGCCACTTATGAAGATTTAGAAGAACAGGGCTTGCTTGTGAGATTACCGTGTCCTATTGGTACAACTGTATGGGATATATACGGAATGGATATTCGAGAAAACGTGGTAAGCGGAATTGAATGCGGCAAAGATGGTAAACAGTTTTTGTGGGCAAACCATGATGAATGGATCGGAGAATTAAATGTTTTGGTATTCCTCACCCGTGAAGAAGCTGAAAATAAGTTGGAGGAACTCAAAAATGAAATTTAAAGAATTTATAAACTGGTGCAATGAAAGAGCCTGTGATGGATGTTGGGGAATGTTAGAAGCAATAGCGTGTATTAATTTAATAAATGAGATTATGAAAATCCAATTTTGGAAAAGAGAAAAAATCTGGAAAGAAAATTATGAGCAACAGGCATTGGAAGAGATTATTAATCCGATAGAGAAGAAGTTGGAGGAGATGAAGAATGGCTGAATATGTTAAAAAGTCAGATGTAATAAAAATCATGGAAAATAATTCTTACATGATAGAGGTATTTGGAGTTAAGAAGAAAATGATTGACGGATTCGCAATGGGTTGTGATTTCGCAGACTTAAAAATTGTTGAGATTGATGATGAAGAGGAAATTAATATGAAACCAGAAGAAGCAAAAGACATATTATCCGATATGAGAGACCAGCATTTATGTTTCCTTGAAAGTTCTGAAAACAAAGATGAATGGCAGAAAAAATATCTCAAGGAAGCATGGGCGTGTGATTCTGGAGCAAAGGCTCTTGCCGGATTAATCACAGGGATAAAGATTAATAAAGGTGTTATCGCAGAAAGTATTTTGCATTACGGCAAAAATAATCAAAGTACAGTCTGTATGGAAGAATGCGCCGAACTTATCCAGGCAATCAGCAAGGCAAAACGTGGAAAAATCAACCGTGATAACATGATAGAAGAAATTGCAGATGTATTGATCTGCATCGAAATGTTAAAGCAAATGTACATGATTTCTGATGAGAAAATTAATAAGTGGATTGAAAAGAAACAGGCGAGAGAAGCAGAAAGGATGAAGAAGAATGAATAAATGTTGCGCTAGTCAAGATGGAATATGTCGAAATTCCATTCTTTTTGGAACAAGATGCGATGGTTACAAAGAAAGATGCAGATTAAGACCAACTTATAACACTATCGAACAAACAGTGAAGAATTACCAGAACAATTTAAGAAAAATATTTGGAGCGGAGGATTAATCATGAATAAGAAAGAAATCGCAGAGATCAAGAAGCAGTTTACACCAGCCAATTGTGCAATCACACGCATTTGTGGTTGTTATGTGGATGCAGAAAAAAATAAGAAAACCAAAATTAAAGAAGCTTTCCTTTCCCTTCCAGAGGAAGAAATGTTTAAGTATTTTGACATTTTCAAGAAAACCATGTCTGGCAGACTTGGAAAAAGCCTTATGAATCTTGAATTCCCATTAGCACAGGAAAAAGAGGGTGGAACACAGGAATTTCTTATGCGGATCAGAGCAAGTAAGCTTAAAGATGATGATCTTTTGGATGAGTTTTACGACAAAGTGATTGAAAATTACGATTATCCAGAAAATTACTACATAGTTCTCATTCATGCAGTATATGATATTCCAGGAAAAGCTTCTGATGGAACCGAAATGCACGATGCATCAGAAGAAATTTATGAACACATTCTGTGCAGCATTTGTCCAGTAAATCTTTCAAAGGCTGGGCTTAGCTATGATGTGGCTGAAAATAACATCAAAGGCAGAATTCGTGATTGGGTAGTCTCAAGACCAGAAACAGGATTCTTATTCCCTGTATTCAATGACAGAAGTACTGATATTCATGGAACTTTGTATTTCAACAAAAACATAAAGAATATTCATCCAGACTTCATCGAAAACGTTCTTGGCACACCAATTCCACGTATACCCGGCAATGAGATCAATGTCTTTTCAGATTTTATCATGGACAATTTCGAAGGAAATACAACATTCAATTTCACTGAAAGCCTAATTGAATCTTTGCAGGAAGTAAGAGAACAGAAGAAAGACAGCCCGGAGATGATAACTGTATCATGTGACGAAATGGAACAGATTTTTGAATATTGCGGAGTTCCAGGCGAGAAGTTATCAGATTTCAAGGAAAACTGGGAAACGTATTTCAGTAATGAGCCTGCTGCACTTGACAATATCCACAATTCAAAAACTGCAAAAATTGTAACACCAGATGCAACAATCTGCATCCAGCCGGATAAAATTGCTCTGATTGAATTGAAAGAAATAAACGGCGTTCCATCTCTTGTGGTTCCGGTAAATGGAGAACTGAAAATCAATGGAATTGAAGTTGAATTAAAATAAACACTTTTTAAAAATCCAGAGATTGGAGAAAGGAATTTCAAAATTGGCAAGCGATGTAAAATGGATAAAAATATGTTCAGACATTTTTGATGATGAAAAAATAATGCTAATTGAAAATTTGCCAAGTGCGGACAGCATTATCGTAATCTGGTTTAAATTGTTGTGCTTAGCCGGAAAAAATAACAACAGCGGTGTTTTTATCCTAAACGATAAGATTGCATATACTGATGAAATGTTAGCGACAGTATTCAGGAGAGATATTAACACGGTTCGATTAGCGTTAAAAACATTTGAGAACTACGGAATGATCGAAATTGTTTCCGGAGTTTACACAATTCCGAACTGGGGAAAATATCAAAATCTTGATAAAATTGAGCAAAAAAGCCAATATATGCGAAACTATATGCAAGAATATCGAAAAAAGCAGAAAGACAAAATAGAGTGTAAAACTAACAGTAAACTTTACGGTAAAGTTAACATTAAAACTAACGTTAGCTCGGCAGAAGTATATAATAAAGAACTAGATAATAAAGAATTAGATAATAAAGAAAAAGAAATAGAAGAAGAGAATGATTTAATAGTATCTAAAGATACTATTCGTCAGACTGACGTCCAACGAATCATTGATGAATGGAATACTCTGGAAGAATTTGGTATCACTCCTGTAAAAAGAATGACACCAAAACGAGAACAGGCAGTAAAAGCTAGAATCCGTCAGAACCATATGGACGATATCTTAGAAGCCATTGAAAACATTCGCCATAGCAGCTTCTTACAAGGGCAAAATAAAAATGGCTGGATGGTTACGTTTGACTGGTTCTTAAAGCCTGGAAATTTCGCAAAAGTATTTGAAGGGCAATACGCAGACAAGTCTACGAATAGACCATGCAGCTACATGGAGAAAATCCAAAACAGGGTAAGCGAGGTGGATAATTGGGTATGACAAGAGAAGAATGGGCGGTACTGGTAAAGGCAATGAAAGCTGTGTACACTTCTCCATCATTTCTGCCAGATCAATATGCTTTTGATACTTGGTACGGACTTTTGAAAGACCTAGATTACAAGCTTTTAAGTTTTGGGTTGAAGAAATATATGCAAACTGAATGGAAAGAACCTACAATAGCTGCATTACGGCAATGCGCGCAGAGCCTTGCGCCACAGTCTGACGAACTGAACGAAACAGAAGCTTGGAATCTGGTATCAAGGGCAATTTGGAACTCTATATACCATGCGGAAGAAGAATTTTCTAAACTTCCAGAAATAGTTCAGAAAGCAGTATCAAGTCCGGGGCAGTTAGAAGAATGGGCGAAATCAGGGAATATAGATGGCACATGGTGGAGTGTAGTTCAGTCTAATTTCCAAAGGACTTACCGGGCAGAAGTACAAAGAGAACAAGAACGAAGAAAACTAAGTCCAGACCTTTTAAAAATTATAGATACTGCCAGATTGGGAGGTGCGGAAAATTGCCAGATAGAAAACCATGGAGAGAATTAAAAAGCACTGAAATTATAGGCTTAAAGCGGAGACAATGCTCAAAATGCGACTATTACAGCAAGAGCGAAAATGCATGGAGTACAAATGCAACCTGTGATTATATCTTGATCGAAGAACATAGCAGAGGATGTGATCCGAGGGATTGTGTTAAAACTGGTATCTTCAAGAAAAAATCGAGAGGAAAATCAAGAGTAAAGCGAGTGATTTTATGAGGAAGATTAGCGAAATGTATAAGCGGTCTGGCGGTACAGCTTATCAGCATATCTGTTCCGATTGCAGATTCTTCTATGGTGATAAGCATCCGCGGTGTTTACAATACGAACTGGAAATTGATTGGAACCCAGATTATATAGCTTGCAAATTTTACAATCTGGAAGAATCTCAGATTGATGGACAGGTCAATATATTTGATTTGTTGTGAAATATGATAATTGTTTTGACCAAAACGGCTAAAATTAATTTTTATGATATTCGTGAATATTGTTATGGTTAAAACAAAATAAGCGCTTAAAATCAAAAAAACAGGCTATCAATAGAAAGGAGGAACAGGAACCGCCGGCCGGCAAAAGGAATTCCCGGTTCCTCCTAAATTTTATGGATGAAATATTGAAATATGCTATTGAGAATGGTATTATAAATCCTGCACATGTACTTGAAGAAATACAAATGAAGAAAAATGAAGAAATATTAAAAAAATATAAAATATGGCAGGGAAAAAACAATAATTGGTATACTTATATTTATACAGAAAAAAATTCTAGAAAGCTAGTGAAAAGAAGTAGCCGAAAGGGAATTGAAGATTATATTATTGCTTTCGAGAAAGAAAAAACAGAAAAACCTAAAACATTTATGGATGTTTACGAGCATTGGATAGAAATTCAAAAAGAATTTGTGACGGATAACACTTTGTATAAGTATTCTACAGATAGAACACGTTATTTTGAAAAAAAAGAATTTACGGAAAAAGAAATTGAGAAAATGACAGAAGAAGATATAAAGGTATTCATTGTCAGAACTGTAAAAGATCAAAAACTTTGCAAAAAAGCGTGTAAAACTTTGTTTGGATATATCAAAAACACAATAGATAGTGCAAGGTCACAACATTTATTGAATTATGATCCTATGGAATTTCTTTCACCTAAAATATTTTATAAATACTGCACGGAGATAGAAAAGCCTTCAAGTCATAATACAATATCAGACCATGAACTTAAACTAATTATTAATCGCTGCAAAAAGGATTTTGATGAACAGCCAGAATACATTCCCTCATACGCAGTATATTTTGCAAGTCTCACAGGGATGAGAGTTGGAGAAATTTCGGCTTTAAAATGGGAAGATATAAATGAAAATTATATATCTATTAATAAATCAGAAAAATACAATAGAAATACAAAAGAATACTATATAGGAAAAACAAAAAATCAAATGAACAGATGGTTTCCTATGACTGGCGAAATTCGAAAACTTTTAATGAAATTAAAATCAGCAGAAATCAGCAATGGGTATATTAGTGAATGGTTGTTTTCAAACGAAAATGGAAGGGTTCATGCTCCTGTAATATCGTCATGCTTAAAAAACAAATGCAGGCAGGAAGGAATAGAAGAAAGAGGAATTCATGCATTTAGAAGAACAATAAATTCTAAACTAAGGTGCAATGGAGTATCTGCCACTGTTGCTGCATCGCTACTCGGGCATACCGAAGAAGTTAATGAAAAATATTATACATTTGATGTTAGCTCTTTGGAAGAAAAAAATAAAATTGTGTCAAAAGTGCAAAGGATTGGATGAATAAGAACATAGGTTCTGATTACCTTTTTGGTTACCTTTGATTACCTCAAGTCTGGAAAGCCTTTAAAATCAAGGGTTTACGGATTAAAACGCGAGCCGTGAGGTCGCAGGTTCAAATCCTGTTGCCCCGATTAATGCAGTAAAATCAAGGGTTTGCGGACTTGGTATGAACGAGTGTTCTGATTACCTTTGATTACCTTTTACAAAAAGTACATATGAAAGGGAAAAGTACATGTGCAAAACAATAAAATCGCAGAGTTGCGATTATTTTTTTTGCCTTTTTTCGGAAATTGTGTTATGTTCAAGGAAATGGAGGGAGAAATATGCAGATACACACAGCTTATGACGTAATGAAAGAGTTTTTAATCACGGATGCAGACCTTGATGGCAAGTACGGAATACCGAAAATTCCAAAGACTTTTATCCATCCAGGGAAAGATACTGTAGATTTTGCAGAGAGCTTCAGCAGGAAGATTAAGAATCACAAGGAACTTGATGTAAATTTCTATGTGGACGATGTACAGTTTCAAAGATTATGGAATCAGCCAGACAAGTATATGGAGCATTTAAAATGTTTTCATGCAGTCATTATGCCAGATTTCAGCATATCGGTTGGAAAGAATGGAATGCCACTGGTAATGTGTCTGTGGAATAAATACCGCAATCATGCATTGGCTCACTACATGGTCTTGAATGATATTCCGGTAATTCCAAGCGTAAGCATATTGCCGGAATACTGTTGGGACTGGTGCTTTGATGGACTGCCAGAGGGAAGCACAGTTGCCTGTTGCACCAATGGAAGAGTAAAGAGCAAGGCAGCACGGTTGGAATTTTGCGTTGGTTTCAAAGAGATGGAACGGAGATTGAAGCCACTGCGAGTTATCATTGTCGGCAGAATCCCGGAAGAATTGGAAACAGACACGGAGATCATAAACTTTGAAACCAGGAATCAGAAGATTAACAAGGAGGGCGTGAATGGGAACGACGACTGACAATTACCAGAGAAAGAAGAAACTGTCAAAGTCCCAAATGAAGAGGACGGAACGGTTAGAGAAATCATCACACAGAAGATATGGAACACGAAAGAAAGAAGGATTAAATAAATTGTGAATTTTGAATCATTCAGCACTTTACGCTATAGAAATATTTGTGCAAAATTAAAATTTAAGTGGTAACTAGAAAATGCGAGAATTTTTCTGGTTGCCACTTTTTTTCTGGATTTCCTTGATTTTCGGCTTCCGAAATTATGTTGGAATTTGGGAATCATTTAAAAGTTAGTTGCAACTATTGAAGCCTTTAACAGATGCGGTTTTTCCGTTGTTACAAATCAACCAGGGACAGCACCTGGAATCGATACTGCGCCGAGCTGATGAATCCGGGACAATGCCAGGAACGATTGAGCACCAACGAAGCCAACCGCCAGCCGTAAACCTGGCAGATTAGACCAACAGCCCACGGATAGCAGACCATAACAGCGAATGGCAAATAATACAATAATAGCCTTGCAAAATACGCCTTAAATAGCTTGTAACATATTTAGCCTATACTTTATTGACTGCGATTATAAATCGCCTTAAAAAGGCAAATACGGCGTTGCACAGATATATGCAATGTAGATTACTATAGCATTACCCAATAAACGCCCGGACAGCTGCGGCAGATCACCTGGAAGCCCGGACAATATACGCACGTAAGCGGACATAATGCACCCATTTACACGGTACACAAATAAAGCATAACTGCACATAGCTATACAAGACTATTATACATCTATAGCCGCAGACAGTCAATAAACCATGCAACGCACTATAAAGCGTTCAAACTGTAAATAAACGGCTTATAATGTAATAGTGGCATAAATCCCCATTAAAAGCATTAAAAGACATTTACGACTAAAATAGTGTGTTAATTATTTGACTTTTGATATTAACTTTGCAAGGTGCATCTGGCAGAATGCCAAAAAAACCGCTTGCACGCCGTGAACGTGCCGCCAGGCTGGATACCGGGAAGCGGTGAAAAAATCATTCGTTTATAACAATGTTGAAATCATCATCAATATAACCAATAAATTTTATATTATCCTGGTTATATTCGTTTTTATATGTTTTATATATTCGTACATGCTTAAAATTTCCATCATACCAAACATCTAAGCCCATAGCATGTACTTTTTTATTTGCTTCAAGTTGCTTTCTTACATTTTCCTTAAAAGTTGAATTTTTCATGTTTTATCTTTCTTCCCTTCACCCTGGGAGCCAGGATATAAAAAGACTTGTCATATTATTTAAAAGTCATTTTTGTAACAGCCGGAAGACTGCGAAAAAATTCCCGGTGATCATAATCATCATTAATTTTAAATTGCTGGTCGCTTGTTGGGATGATCGTACCCCCGATAAGCTCCATACAGGAGAGTTGTAAACAGCCCTCTTTTTTTGTTGATCTATGCAAAGCGTACCGCATCACAGACTTTTTACCATCCCGGCGTTTTACCGGGGACATATCCCAATAAGCTAATTTAATAGCGCCATCGGAAACAGCAGTAAAAATTTCCGTTGCTTCTTTTTCGGCTTTTTTATTGATTGTATCAACTATGGAGAAGTCGCCGCTTTTTATGGCGGCGATTGTCTGCGCTTGCGTGGCTTTCTTGATTGTTACCATTTTAAAGCCCTCCATAAGTTTTATTTGTCTTGTAACACTTGTTCCAGAAGTCAACAACGTTTTCAGCTTCTTTTTTCGTGCTGCAAATATTTGCGGAAGTAATGCCGGGGATTTGCAAAGAAAATAATAAATTGTCAGAGCTAGAGACCCGAAGAACAGACGCAAAGTTTTTATTGTTTGTGCGTGTTGAAATTGCTATGTAATGATATTTCATGCTTTAGGCCTCCATTTCTTTATGTGCTTCGTCAAAATCTTCTTCGAGATCGTCCAGTACTTCAGAAATTGCGATCCCTAATAAGTAACAACGGATTGTTACGTCTGCCCATTCTGCGCCCTTTTCAATAACATTTATGTTATTCTGTCCGAACTCGTCAAGGGCTTCTTCGAGCAAGTCCAAGTTGTGCGCTATACTTTCTTCTGCCTTGTAAGAATTGCAATAATAAGAGCCGCTTGCATTGCCTGTTACGCTGTCTTCTGTCCAAAGTTCATCATTCAATTTTTCTTCCAGTTCTTCCAAGCTGTCAAAGTCTGTGAAATTAATTTCACTATCAATATAATTTTTAACGTCTTCTTTTACTGCTTCCAGATAATTATATTTTGTCATTGTTTTTTACCATCGCCCCTGTTATAATGGGGTTGCCTTTCTTTTTAGTTTGGTGCCCGGTTTGGTTTGGAAGTCGACCGGGCTTTTTTTATTTTGTCCAGGAACTAGAATTTTTCAATTAATCGTGATCCGTTTCTTATGTCCTCATTGTGTTGAGTGGTTCGGGCGGTTCCGGTTGTTTGTTTCTTTTGTTCCTTTGTTGATATTATAATAACATAATTAAGCACTAATGTATATTGATATAATAAACAAATTAAGCACTAATAAACATTGCGAAATTATGCAACTTGATTAAGCACTAAAAATATTGACAATTAAGCACGCGCATATTATAATGAAGAAAAATAAAGGAGGGCTAAATATGGCAGAATTAACAACGGAAGAAAAAGCAATAAAGAATAGAGAAGCGGTGAAGAAATGCATGAAAAATAAGGATAGAATAAATGTAATCTTACCACAGGGAACACTTGATAGAATTAACGCATATGGGTTAAAAACTAACGCTTTCGCAAGAGAATTAATTCTTGCAGAACTTGATAAAATGGATAGAATGAAAAAAATGTAAATTAAGCACAAATTGCTATTGACAATTAAGCACTAATAATATATACTGTAGCCATGGAAAGGAAGTGGTTACATTGAGCAAGTTAAATAATATTCCCAATAAAAATCAGTGTGGAGTATACACAATAATAAACCGAAGAACCAGAAAAAGATATATAGGATCTTCAACACAATTAAAAAAACGTGCTGAATCTCACTCTTGTGAAATTAGAAGAGGAAAACATAATAACAAATTAATACAACAAGATATTCTAAAAAATGATGACTTTGATTTTAAAATTATGCAAATCATTGATGAATCAAGTTATTTGTATTATGACGAAATCAGAAATAAAATGTATCTAGAAGAATATCAGTTAATAAAATCTGGAATTCTAAACGGTGAAGATTTATATAATCTTGAAACAATAACCGTGGTAAATGGAAGATTGAAAAGAATAAAGGAAGAACAGGAAAAACTGTCGAAAAGAAAGCAAGAAGTTTATAGCATGTTAAAATTGTCAAATGAAAATTTATTAAAGGAATATGCAAATAATAAAAATTTTTATGAATCTAGATTTTTGGAAAAAGAAATACTAAAAAGAATGAATTAGCCATAAAATAAAGCCCTAGGAAATTAATCCCGGGGCTTTTAAAATACTTATTTATGGCGGCTATGGACAGAGTACAGACCGCCGCCGAGCCTGTTAATATTTAAATAACACAGCTTCGCCCAGGTTGTCAAGAAAAATATTTTTTAAAATACCGCTTGACATTTTTCTAAAACTTCTTTAGGCTATCAGATAACGAGAGCTGACGGAACTCAGGAAGGGCAGAGGCTGAAAGTACACAGAATCGTTAATTAAACAACACGCATAACAAGCCAGATCATGCCGGATAGAAACTCCTGGAAGGTCTGGCTTTTATTATGC